TTGGACATCAAACTCCATCGGCATAACCGTCCTGCTATTGCTTTGTTCGACATCGAAACTGAATCTCACGATCAGTTTCTTACACAGTATAGGGATCAGGTAGAACCTGCCCTTGCTGTGCTCCTCGAGATGGAAAGGCGTGACGAAACTTTGTATGTCCTTCAACAGGGCATTCAGAATTACAACGCGCTTCTTTCGTCAATGAGGAGATCCATATCCAGCTGCGATGCTGGGCAATGTGACTCTGTTCTTTCGGACATTGTCTCATTGTCACGTCTAATAAACGTGATCTGGAAGTAATGTAGTCCTTCGAAATGGGATAGTTCTCTGGGTCTCCAGGCTGATCACCTGGTCTCCCTTCGCGTCTTCTTGCTCCAAGCCGCGATGGGTTATAATCCATCGTGAGCAGGGAGATAGGGTTTTGAATCCTAAACGCGATAAATCTCGGAAGAGGCAGCTGAAATATAAAGGTCCCATCCAAGTGATTGGAAAGGATTTTCAGCTCCATACCTTTGTTCGCAAACGTCCTGTCTTGCGCAAGCTCGGCAACGATCGTAAACGGGCAATCGGGTTCCCCTTTGTGGGACGGAACAAGACTCTTAAAGTCAAGTATCCGAGGGGACACCTTCCGATAAGCCGGATTGGCGGAGTTATGAAAGATCAACTCCGTGACTTTCCGGGCGTACGCGTTTTAACTAACGGTAATTACACAACCGGTAGCGTGACCGTCGTCGAACAGCGTGTAAACGACTTTCGCGATTGGTTACGGAACGTGTCGTCGACTAGAGGGGATCACAAGCGACCCAATAGTCAGCGCTTCACCCATACCTTGCGTGCCAATTATGAAGGTGCGACGACAAACGTTAGCGGAGCTAGTTATAGCTACGTGAACGGTGTCAACGTACAGTCATGGACAGACGTGGTATGGCCAGCATTCCCAAACTCAACAGTGTACAATAAGGCGGTTAGCCGCCTTTATGATCAGTTGAGAGGGGACATTGATCTGTCGATTGATTTGGCTGAGTCTCACAAGACAAAGTCAATGATGCAACAGACAGTGCGTGCGATGGGAAACCTCGCACAAACGTTTCGTAAGATGAAACGGTCTAACCCCCGTGATTGGGGGAATCTGTGGTTAGAGTTCACTTATGGGTGGAAGCCGCTTGCGACTTCCATCTTCGGTGCTGCTCATAAGCTAATCGTGGGCCCATCAGGCCCTCGTTTTCTTACCATTCGTGCGACTTCGCAAGAAGTTGACAAGGATGGAATCACAGTTTCTCAAGCTTCTTTTGGGGCAAACAGTAAAAATACTGTTGCTGCTTTCCACAGCAGTCGCTGCAAAATTGTTTGCAGGTATGCCCTTCTTGGCTCGAGATTAGATGAGCTTGCAGGCATTACAAGCCTGAACCCCGTCTCTATAGCTTGGGAGCTTACTCCCTACTCTTTTGTTGTTGACTGGTTTGTCAACATCGGAGGGTACCTTAGAGACTTCGAGAACGCTTGTTTGTATCACTCTGATTTCGTTGACGGTTACGTCTCGGAATCTGCCATCGGTGTTGCTAGTGGCGTCTTAAGCGGCTCAGAAACCGTTTTTGGCACTACTAGTACCTGGTCTGGCAAAGGGTGGGAGCGTACAACGGAGAAGAAACGGACGGTTTTATCCGCCACGCCTCTTCCGCGTAGACCCAGATTCGATCCGCATCTGGGCTCTTCTCGGCTAGTCAGTGGAGCTGCGCTCTTGGGACAAATGCTACATTCCCTTGAGCATCCATCTGACAGGAAAAGTAGCTTTCCTGCTGCATCTAAGAACTTCTCTAACTGGTCTAAGCTGTGGGACTTCAATCCCATAACGAAGCTCAGAAAGTGAGTTCATTTGCAGTTCTTCCTTATCCTTGAGCCTGACACCATACCGGTGTTCTTGTATGGCTCTACTCTGGAGTATTTTCCATGTCAGCGGTCGTTAACATCGTTCTGAACGACGCACAGGGGACCCCTGTGGCTCACACTTTCATCCCCCTCGGGCCGGATTCCAAAGGCGTCTGGTGGTGGGAGGATCAAACCGGTACTGCTTCGATTGCGTATAATCGCATTTCGATGCAGCTGGTTCGTCCCCTTCCCGCCGCCGCCGGACAGAATTCGGACACGCGTGTCAATCGGGTCAAAATCGGGATTCACACCCCGAAAGTGGAGGCGTTGGGAGTTTCGGATTCGGGATATACTCCGAGTCCGACCATCGCCTACACCCCGCGATGCAACATCGAGTTCATCATGTCCGAGCGTGCGCTCCTCCAG